TCTGAGGCGATGGGCTTCCTCTTGCAGATCCTCTGGCCGAACGGCACTGCGCCGGCAGCGTCCGGTGAGATCGTCGCCACCGACGGCGGCGCGCTGGTGAGCGGCTGATGTCTGGGCCGTACACCGTCCAGCAGCTGCCGGGCGGCTTGATCACCAACCCGGCGAGCGGCGACACCATCCCGCTCCAGCGCGCTGGCGGCGGCGTCACCGGCTACAGCAGGGTAACGGACCTTGCGCTTGCCGGACCGCAGGGGCCAACGGGACCCACTGGACCGACCGGCGCTACCGGCGCTCAAGGCCCGCAGGGGCCGACCGGCGCAACGGGGGCGGCTGGCGCTGCTGGCGCAACCGGTGCGACCGGAGCCGCTGGTGCCGCCGGGGCGACCGGCCCTGTTGGGCCGACGGGGCCCACCGGACCGCAGGGCCCCTCCGGCGACCCCGCCGCGCAGCCCGACGGCCTTTCCGGCCTTGTGGCTTGGTACAAGGCCGACGCCCTCGCGCTCAGCGACGGGGCCGCGGTCACCTCCTGGACTGACAGCAGCGCCAGCGGCGCCAACCCACTGGTGCAGGCAGTCGCGCCGGCGCAGCCGGTCTTCAAGACCGCGATCCTCAACGGCCTGCCGGTGGTGCGTTTCAACGGCACCGCGCAGGGGCTCGTGACCGCCGGCAACCTCTCGCTCTCGACGTTCTCCGTCTTCGTCGTCTTCCGGGCCACGAACAGCGGCATCGTCTACGAGCACGGCGTCGGCGGCGTGACGGACGGCAGCTTCCTCTACAGCGGCGCCAACGACACGGTGACGGTGCAGCGGACGGCCATCAGCTCCATGGATCTGGTGCGGGTCGACCACAACGCCTCGCAGATGGCCTGGGGCGGTTCCGGGCACTGGCACATCGCGCTCCACGGCTGGGGCGGCCAGCACCCGCTGCACCGCCTGACCGTGGACGGCGCCACGCAGGTGCTGGTCAACGCGGGCGACAACGCTTCCGCGAGCAGCGGCGCGACCGTCGCCCAGCCGCTCCACGTCGGCGCCCGCGCCGCCGCTGCGGCTGTCTGGCTCGCCGGTGACGTGGCCGAGGTCATCGTCTACTCGCCGCAGCTCGCGGTCGCCGACGAGCGCAAGGTGCTGGCTTACCTGCGGGCCAAGTACAACCTCTAAAACAAGGGAGAGAACGAATGCCGCAGATCATCGAAACCACGGCCGACGGCCTCGTCGTCACCAACCAGGCGACGGGCCTGCCGGACATGAAGTACACGTTCGCGCCCGACGGCACCGTCAAGGTCCGCGTCGACTCGACCGGCGCCAACCTCGGCGAGGTCGCCCCGGCGGGTGGCCACTGGGCGGCCACCTGCCACAACCAGATCCCGGCGGACACCAGGGTCGAGGCGGACCCGGTGGACGGCTTCTGGCTCTGGAACAAGGCGTAGCGGAGCGCCACTTGACCACCTACGGCTCCTTCACCGATTTCGCGGCCCGCTTCCCCGAGGAGGTGGGTGCCGCGATTACGCAGCTCGGCGGAGAGGTCGTGACAGCGTTCGCGAACCGGATCGAGCCGGCGGTAAAGGCCCGCACGCCCGTAGGAGGTGGTGCCGACTCGCCGGGGCAGCTCCTCCAAGCCTGGCAGCGGGTGCCGGGGTCGCAGCCCGACGGGTCGCCTTCGATCGAGATCGTCAATGACGCCTCGGCCCAGGGCGCTGGCGGCGCCGAGGTGCCGGGGCTACTGGCGGTGATCGAGGACCGCGGCCGCAAGCGGGTGCAGTCCGGCCCAGCGGCCGGCAAGCGCATGGTCGGTTCGACCGGCGCCGCCAGCCGCGGCATCGCCTGGCCGGCGCTCAAGGACGTGTTCGCGGACGCCGATGGCATGGTGCAGGCGATCGCGGACGCGCACGGGGGGGCCGAGTGAGCGTGCACCGACTGGACGAATCGCTGAACCTACGGCTCCTGCTGTCTCGGCTCTTCCCGAGGCGGTTCCCGGCGCCGGAGATCGACTACGACCGCGTGCGCGTCACCCCGAGCGGTCGCAGCATCTACCTGTTGGACGAGGCGAGATGAGTGCCCTCCGTCACCTACGTCAGCGAGCAGGCGGTCGTCGAGGGGCTCCTCGCCGGCTGGCCCGCGCTCAACTTCGGCCCGATCCAGTGGCCCGGCCAACAGTTCACGCGGCCCAACGGCAGCGGCGACCCGGCCAACCCGGCGCGGTACCTGGCCTACGAGACCGATTACGTCAAGGCCGAGCGCGTCACCTTCGGTGGCGACGAGGAGGTCACCGGCAGGCTCCGCTTCGGCTGCTGGGTGGAGTCGGAGACCGGCGAGGAGTCGGACGCCGCGGTGCGGGTCATGATGGACGCGCTCCACGACCTCATCCTCGGGCCGGACAGCGCACCCTTCCCGCAGCCGCTCGCCGGGGTCCTGTGGGTGTGGGCGCCGGTGCCCGGCGCGGCCGCCGCCGAGGGCACCTGGTACGGCCGGGCCTTCGAGTTCCCGTTCAACCGCTTCCGGCAACCGTGAGAGGAGCGCGCCGATGCGATTCTTGACGCTCGCGAAGGACTGGCACGTGCACCGGGCCGGTGACCGCCTCCACGTCCTCGGCCCCGGCGAGGAGCACCCCGGCGGTGAGCTGCCGGCCGTGGACCACGCCAGGGCCGCGACGCTGGTCGGACTGGGGTTCGGCGAGTTGGGTGATCCCGCCTTGGCTGAGGCGGTGACCGCGCAGGATGCCCCTGGGTCGGTGATCACCACGGAGCCGCCGCTGCGTACCGCACCCGATCACGATCGCGCTGAGGAGGCGTCCCCGGCCGAGCCTGCTCGGCGCCCCGAGCCCGCTTGGCGCCTCGTTGCCGAGCCGGGGCTGCACCCCGAGGAGGGCGAGTAGATGAGCAAGACGCCCATCATCAACGTGACCTGCCACGTCGGCGGGCTCGACATCTCCTCGGACACCAACGACTTGGCGGTGACCGACAAGGCCGCCGTCGAGGTCGTCACCAACTTCGCCTCCGGCGGCTGGCAGGAGATCATCGGTGGCATCGCGAGCGCCGACTGGAAGTACAAGGGGTTCTGGGAGGCGGTCGCGGTCACCTCCGAGCCGGACCAGACGTTCTTCAACTCGCTCGGCACCCTGGTGCCTGTCGCCTACAGCATGACCCGGCCCCAGGCCCAGGGCGACGTCGCCTACTTCATGCAGTGCCAGGGGATGACCTACGCGCCGCACGAGATCGTCGGCAAGGCCCGGAGCTTCGACCTCGACATGATGGGCAACGGCGTCCAGGCCCGCGGTCAGGTGCTCGACGCGGAGACCGACACCGCGACCGGCGTCGGTGAGGGCATCACGCTGCCGGCGGTCGGGGCGACGCAGACGCTCTACGCGCAGATCCAGGTGCTCTCCCTGACCGGCACCGGCGGCCCCACGTTCGCGCCCGTCATCCAGAGCGACACCCTGATCAACTTCCCGGCGCCGACGGCGCGCATCACCTTCCCGGTGTTCTCGGCCTACGGCGCCTCGCACCTCTCGGTCCCCGGGCCGATTACGGATACCAAGTACCGCCTCTCGTTCGCCGTCACCGGGGTCGGACCCTCGGTCACGTACGCGGTCTACATCGGCATCAGATAGGAGAGCCTCGCCGTGGCAAAGACTTTCGCGAGCAGCACCCACCTCGGCCTGGGGGGCGTTGACTACAGCTCCCAGACCGCCCAGTGTGACCTCAAGGCCGACGCCGCGGTCCTGAAGGCCACCAACTTCGCCTCCGGCGGCTGGGACGAGAACATCGGCGGCATCAAGAAATTCACGCTGATGGTGAAATTCGTCAAGGACGCGGACCTCTCCGGGCTCGACGCGATCGTCTTCGCCGCCTTGGGCGGCCTGGTCGCCTTCACGCTCAATCGCGTCGCCGGCGCCAACAGCGCGAGCAACCCGCAGTACAACGGCTTCGTTTTGATCACCAACTGGACGCCGATCGCGGGCCAGGTCGGCGCGCTCTTCGAGGCGTCCTACACCTGGGACGGCTCCGGCGTCCTCAACCGGGTGACCGTCTGATGCGGACCAACTTCGCCAGCAAGTTCATCCAGGTCGCGGACCAGCGGCCGGTGCCGGATCCGTGGGGGTTCGGTGTCACGTTCATCGTCGGGCGGATGGGCCGCGAGCCGTACGCGGCGTGGCTGCGCGATCAGATGCTCGCGAACCCGGTCTACGTTGCCCAGACCGAGGCGATGGCGAAGGCCGGCTTTCGTGCCGCCGTGGAGGGCGTGGATGTCGAGACGATCGCCAAGGACCTGCTGCGCCAAGCGGCGGAGGGCGCCGCCTCGCCTACCGCAAGGGAAATCCTGGAGTTGAACAGTGCGGAGCGCGAGATCGACGGCATGGCGAACCACCTCCTGCTCGGCTGGTCGGGGATGACCGATGCCGAGACCGGCGCGCCGGAACCGTACTCGGTCGAGGCCGCGAAGGAGCTGCTGCGGTCCACGGATTGGGTCGCGGCAGGGCTGCCGTACAGCGGCGGCACAATTGAGGTTGCCGATGCCAAGGACGCCGAGAAGAAGGTCATGGTCTTGGACGAGACCGGCAAGACTCCGGGTCCCGGCCAGCAGCTCGGCCTCTCTCTCCGCCAGTTCCTCCGCTACGAGGCCGGTCGCGGCGAGGCGTACCGCTCCAACTACGTGGAGACTGCGGCCAGAAATTTAGAGCCGTCATCCGCTGGACCTGCGGCCTCTGGCTAGAGGCGGATGACGTCAAACGGCGAAAGGTCGAGGCCCTGATCGCCGCCGAGATGCAGGCTGACCGCGCGGCGGGGCGCCCACCGCGCTCCTGGGCACGGGTAGCGTCGGGCCTCGGCGGCGCTGTGCCGGGCCAGACGCCGGACCTCCTCCCGGAGCTCAGGTACGTGATGGCGGCCCACGACCGGCTCGGCAAGGACCCCAACGGCTCCTCGACGCAGACCGAGCAGCTGGCGTGGCTCGACGGCCAGGGCGTGACCGATCGCGGCGAGCGCGACGCCTACCAGGACCTCTTCCACGCCATCGACGCCGAGCTGTCAGTTATCCGCGCCGAGCGCCACGACGAGTGCCCCGCGTGCGAGAAGACCTGCTGGCGGCCGCGGCGACCGGACGGCTCGCGCGAGTGCCGGAGCTGCGGCGTGATCTTCAACGACGCGGTGGGTGACTGAGTTAGATGCGCTTCGGTATCCAAATTTCTATTACCTTGTCTGGCGCCAAGGAGGCCGCTGACGGCGTACACGGCATCGGTGACGCCGCCCACGACTCCGCAGGTAAGCACGAGGAGGCGGCCGGCGCTGCCCACCACCACGCCGAGGCCCTGCGCGAGGAGAAGGAGGCGGCTGCCGAGGCGAAGGAGAGTCACGCCGCGCTGAACGAGGTGCTCGGCGAGCTCGGCATCATCACTTCCGCGATCGCCGCCTTCGCCCTGATGGTGGATACGGTCAAGGAATGGGTGGCCGCGGCGGCCGACCTCGAGCGGATCTCTACTCAGCTGGACGTAAAGATCCACGCCGTCGGTGAGGGCGCCGGCTGGACCGGCGAGCAGCTGCACGGCATGGCTGAGGAGCTGGTCAAGAATTCGACCTTCTCGGAACCGATGATCATCGGCGTCGAGAACCTGCTGCTCAACTTCAAGAACATCAAGGGCGAGAACTTCCCGAAGACCCTGCAGGCCATCGCCGACGTGGCGGCCAATACTGGCGGCGACCTGCAGGGTACGGCGATGAAGCTGGGCAAGGCGCTCGAATCGCCGGCGCTCTCTTTCGGCTTGCTCCGCAAGGCGGGCATCGACCTCGACGACCAGCAGAAGCAGCAGATCAAGACGATGGTCGAGCACGGCCACGTGGCCGAGGCCGACTCCGTGATCCTCCAGGCGCTGTCGAAGTACCAGGGTGCCGCAGCCGCAGACGCCGCTACGCTCTCCGGGCAGTGGGTCATCTTGAAGCGCGACTTCGAGGAGACCGGTGCCACGATCATGAAGCAGACCGGCGTCTTCGACGCCATCAAGGTCGCCGTGCACTCCATGGTGACCGAGGTCAAGCCGGGGATGCTCGACCTGGCGCGCGGCGCCGAGCAGATGACGGCTACGTTCCTCGAGGCCGTCGGCAACCTCGTGATCGGTTGGGGCGACGCTGTCGTCAGGTTCCAGAAGACCGTGACCGACTTCGTCGTGCGGCAGGTGACCTCGCTGATCGTCAGCCTCGGTCAACACCCCACGCTCGCGAACATGATCGGCTTTGGTCCAGAGGCGCAGGACGAGCTCGCCGCCTGGGCGGATGACTTTGCGGCGCTGAGCAAGTCCGTGCAGGGTTT